CCCTCCACCAGCACCATTGCCAGCACCAATTTTGCCCAACTTTAGACGACTAGACTCTTCTTCGTATATAAAGGAAGCACCAAGCGATATTATAGTTTTTGATAATGATTCAGTTCAAATTGCAGCACTACAAAATCTTATTTTTGAAGATATTGGTGCTGTAGAACTGGCAAATATTTCTAGATCAGATCTCATAAATGGTCAAGAGGTTATTTATCAACCAATAGAAAATCTTTCGTCGATTGCAAGAGAATTTAATCCAAACAACATAGTTTCTGTATCAAAAGACCAAGATTACTTTTCTAGATTTAGCATAGACATAAACAATAGAGGAATAAGGCTTCCATATTTTGATGAAAATGGCGACTTGGTTATAGAGATAGATTCAACAAGAGAAGAAGAAGAAATAGAGGTTCAAATATTTTCTAGTGGTACAATTAATAGGGTTGATTATACATGATTACTAGTGATGGAAAAGAAATAATTTCAAAATACCTGCTTGGTCAGGTTCCTTCTTACGCGACACATGTTTCTATCGGATGTGGAGCAACACCACTTGATGCCAACGACTTAGAGCCTGCTAACCTAGAAGCAAAAAAGTATATGGATTTTGAAATGGTAAGAGTACCGATATCTTCAAAAGGCTTTGTTGATGCATCAGAATATTATGGCGTAGAACAAAAACAATTAACCTCAAATGTTGCTACTCTTGAACTTTCAGAAAATCATTCAATAATTCCAGGAGAAACAATTATTGTAAATGGCATAGACAATATTTTTAATGGTGAGTATCGCGTATTATCGGTAACAAGTGATACTGTTAGTTATTCTAGAATATATCAAGATGTTTCTCCTTCTCCTGTTTCTTCGGAGGGTAGTCTAGTTGTTTCTAGAACAAAAATATCTTTGACAGCAGAAATACCTCCAGAAAGTAGATATGAAATAACTGAAGTAGGTGTTTGGTCTGCGGGAAACAATAGTTTGACAACATCCTTTGATAGCAGAATACTTTTTAATTTTAGTGATGGTTGGCAGGAGCATGGGGTTGCTATATCATCTCCAGAACTTCTTTCCGATATTGGGGGAGGAGGAGCCGATATAGAAAATACAGATGATTTAGTTTTTTATGTTAACACAAATGATCCAATATTTCAAATTAATGTAAGAAAAGAAAGAAAAGAGGGACCAAGACATTTAAATAAATCTTTACTTGTTCGTGGCGATATGTCGGAAATAACATATGAGTCATTGGATGGAGATTGGTCAGCATCTGGAACACATGTTCATTTAAATGGTATAAACTTAGATATATCTCAAAACAATGCTTCAGATATATTTAAATTAGCATTATGCATGATTGATCGGGAAACTGTTTTAACTTCTTACGACATAGATAATGTAAAAGTTATGATGGAATTTTATGCAAATGAAGTCAATGTAGATAGTGGCTATGCAAAGGCACAAATATATATTCCAGGAACTTATTTAGAAAATAATAGATATTATGTTTCTGATTTTTCTATTTCTCAAAATATTGATCCCAACAATCAGTCTGCCGATACAGCCCTACCATATATGAGATTTTATACATCGCCAGACTTTAGTTCATCAGACGTTAGAGTTGTTAGAATATTTGTTTCTATCGAAAAGAATGATGAAACATTGTCTTCAGACCATTACCTCTGCTTTGATGGTTTTAGAATAGAAAATACAACGATTAATCCAGTTTATAAAATGTCAGGGTATTCAGTAGTAAGAACGGATAATGGATATCCAATTATTAAATTTGCTAACACAAACAACTATATAGATTTTAGATTTAATATAGGTGTTGCATAATGGCAAAACTAGTTATTCCTAGAAATAGTTTGCCACCTATTGATTCATTGACAGAAAGATATGAAATGAGATATAGGCTTATAACAGAAAACAGAAACAGAATATCCTCCTGGACACCAATATTCTCAGTAGATCCAGAATTTGAATATGTTGTTGGAAATATAGATATATCTAAGTCATCAAATGTTGTAAATATATCCTGGGATACGGTTGAGATTATGAAAGAAAATAATATAATTGGAAACGTTAATAATTATGATATTTGGATAAGGTGGGAAAAAACATATATTGGAGACTGGATTTATAAAGAAAGAGTTTTGGGTAACTTTGCAAACATTCTTATACCCGACAGTTATTTTTATAATGATGGAAATAATGAGGCACTAGAAAAGCCTAATGCTATAACGGTTGAAGTGTATGCGGTAGGTCAGCCAATTATAAGAGAAACAAATCTTTTATTGTATTCCCCACCCACTACGACCATTTAATGATATAATTCAAACATGGCAAAAATTCCTTTACCAGATCGTGGTCAACCATTAGACGTTACATATATCTATCAATTAGCAAATTCAATTAATGAGATTTCCAATGAAATTTCAAGTGCAACATACAACTATACAACTATTGGAACCAGGGATGCTGGAGACCAAGTTATTCAGACGAGGGCAGCAAGAATAGTTGCTGGATTTATTGACATTGTAAATAATGAAACGGTTACCGCTGGATCAACTAAGCAATTTTCCTTTACATATTCCTCCGACTTTAAATACCCTCCTGTTGTTACAGCAACTGTTGTAAATAGAGGAAATAGCGACATTGGTGACGATATCACCGTTGTTTTAAGAAGAGTTACAACCTCAAGAGTTGAAGGTGTTGTAAGGTTTAATTCTTCAGGTCAGGTAACAACATCTGTTAATTTAACTGCTATAGGCATACCAACGTGATATAATAATCGGCATGTTGAAGTGCCGTAAATGCAAAGGAAGAGTTTTTGTTGATAGAATGTTCAATTCCCAAAATCATATGGAAACCTTTTGCATTTTGTGCGGAACAAGAAAATTTTATCATAACTTCGGTCCAGAAGATAAGGAAGCACAATGGCTTCTAAAAATGGAGCAGACGAGAGCGGCAATCTCAATCTCAAGCCTGTAATAAAACCCAAAACTAAAATATGGTTTCTTAACGGTGACTTAGTTAGGGTTATTCATACTAGCAGGGCCGCTGGAATTATAACCTTATACAATAAAACAAAAGATGAAATGATGACGACAACAATTGTCGAATTCAAAAAGAAAAGAAAGAAAGCGTTTACAGTAAAAGAAACTGCTCAATTACTTAATTGCCATGTAAAACATATTCCAAGATTAGTAAAAAAAGGCATCATTCCAGAACCTATAGGAGAGTTGCCTGGAGGAAAAAGAGCGTTTCACTACTTGTCATATTACTCAGAAGATACTATAATGGAGGCTAGGAGAGCAATGTCCATGATTCATCAGGGTCAGCCAAGAAAGGATGGCCTCATTACAAATAATAAAACTCCTACAGAACAGGAGTTGCGTTATGCCATGGGCGATGGTATACTCCTATATACAAAAGACGAGAACGGCAACTTCATACCGATATTCTCTGAAACTATCTAGAGAAAGGTTATATTATGGAACCTACTAAGGTTCAGTGGTCGATTGGCTACACGCTCAACACTGGAAACTTTCAATCTCTACGACTTGATTGTCAGGTAGAGGATTTTGTGCGAGATGGTGAGTCTACTAAGGCAGCATCTGATCGTGTCTATGCCTTTGTCGAAGAGCAACTTATAGAAAAGTTAAAGGAAGCAAAGGAAGAACTAGATGGCTGATCGTAAAGATCGGTTTGCCATTCTAAGTAGATACGAAAAGCATTGCAAGATGAGTGGGCTTTCAAACCCAAATCTTAATAAGTATAACGAGCAGTGGGCAGCAGATGCATTGCTAGAATCATTTCCTGTGGGAGAAATTTATGATGCAATGTCATACTATTTTAGTATTAATCCTAGCCCAACATGGAAAGGATTTGCCAACAACCTAGATCGACTGATACAATCTAAGGCGGCAAAAGAAGAAGATGATAGATTGCGTGCTGAAAGGCGTGCTAAGGCTAAGGAGTGGCTGTCAGGGTGAATTTAGAAGACAAGGTTTTATCGGCGGTACTTAAAGATAGTCAAGTTCATGTTTTGCTTCAAGCAAACGCAGGACTTCTTTTTAAGACACATTCTGATATATGGGAATTTATAAGAAACTATTATGAAAAGAATCAGTCAGTTCCTCCAGTAAAAATAGTAAAAGAGAATTTTTCTGATTTTGAATATGTTCAAGATATAGGATCTACTAAGCATCATCTTGATGAACTCAGGGCTGACTATCTCAATGATGGTTTAAAGATGATGCTGCGTTCTGCTGCACAAGAACTTCAGGAGGGCAGGAATGCAGACGCCCTGAATACTCTTATCAATGAGACAACAAATCTAAAGAAGGTAACAGCAGATATCCGCGATCTTGACGTTACAGACATTGATGATGCTGTATCATATTTCCAAAAGATGAAGGAGATGCAGGAGGCAGGCACACATGGAATATATACTGGCCTTGCTGGGTTTGATAACTATCTTCCTGCTGGCATTACTCCTGGGCAACTTGGGGTACTGTTGGCTTATCCAGCAATTGGAAAATCGTGGATGGCTCTCTACCTCGCGGTACAAGCGTGGAAAAATGGAAAGTCGCCGCTAATTGTTTCCCTGGAAATGACAGAGGAAGAAGTTAGAAATCGTGTGTTTACTGTTATCGGTCAAGGCATTTGGAGCCACCGAAAACTTTCATCTGGGCAAGTAGAGATTGATATGTTTCAGAAGTGGGCCACAAAAGAGTTTACTAATAAGCCACCCATTCATATCATTTCCAATGATGGGGTTGGCGAGGTATCTCCAAGTGTATTACGAGGAAAGATTGATCAGTATAAGCCAGATATTGTATTTGTAGACTATCTCAACCTTATGACTAGCAATCAGCGAACAGACAATGAGGTTGTTAAGATGAAGAATCTCAGTCGTGAACTAAAGTTGTTGGCTATTTCTGAACAGATTCCTATTGTTGCTATTTCATCTGCCACACCAGATGACGTAACAGACATGAATAGTGTTCCAACACTTGGTCAAACATCATGGTCACGACAGATAGCATATGATGCTGATTGGCTTCTAGCCCTTGGTCGTGCCCCTAATAGCGATGTTCTTGAGGCGGTATTTAGAAAGAATCGCAACGGATATCTTGGAGAGTTTATGGTTCAAGTAGACTTCGATAGTGGAAGGTTTTTGTATAAGGATTTTGAGTAATGCTGATATAATTAGTCTATGAAAAACTTCATACATAGGTCTATTAAACGATTTCATTTAGAAGGTCAGATCTATGATGATGCACTAATACCAAGACTACAAACTGAATATATCGGAATACTAAATACACAAATGAAATTACAAGGATATGCACCAAGATTAGATATTAACCCACAGTTTACAATACAATATAATGGCAAATCATACGAATTTAAATTATCAGTTTACGGTACTTTTGTAGGGAAGAGAAACGCAGAATGGATACAAGGGCTAGACGGCAGCAAAACAATATTTACACAGAAGAACAAATCAGGAACGTCCTCGCAGGATCAGGAATCTCAGTCGAATCAGAAGTAGATTCAGATTTTATTATCTTCTGTCCTTTTCATAACAATCACCGTACCCCCGCAGGCGAGGTATCAAAAGAAAGAGGCACATTCTTTTGTTTCTCTTGTCAAACATCTAAATCTCTAATAGAGTTCGTAATGTTTGTAACACAAAAGAGTTACTTTGAAACCCTAAGATTTATTGATGCCTCTGCAACAGAGACAGATATTGTGGGTATGATTGACAAGGCTTTGACAAAAGAGCCAGAGTGGAAGCCATATGACGAGGTTCTTATTAGGAGACTGCATTCGCAGGCTTTAGAATCTCCCAGAGCAATGAGATATTACGAGGGTAGAAGAATATCTGAAGACTCTGTTAAAAAGTTTTTATTAGGATATTCTAGTAATCAAGACATGGTTACGATACCCATGCATAATCCAGATGGATCTGTGCTACTTGGCTTTGTTGCAAGATCGGTAGATGGTAAGGAGTTTAAGAACACTCCTGGGCTACCAAAATCTAAAATACTATTTAATCTTCATCGTGTTAGAAAGCATGACACGGTGTATGTAGTTGAATCATCATTTGATGCCATTCGACTAGATCAAAACGGCATTCCAGCGGTAGCCACGTTGGGAGCCAATGTATCACGAAACCAAACAGAACTATTGACAAAATACTTCAACAACGCTATAATCATTGGAGATAATGATGATGCAGGGAAGGGTATGCAGGAAAAGGTTTTGGATCGTTTAGGTAATCGTGCTACACTTATCACCATACCGTCACGCTTCAAGGATATTGGAGATATGACAGACGATGATATACAAAAACTAAACACAAAGATATCAGACCCACTATTTGCATTACTATAAGGAGAAAAATATGAGTATCATGAAGGGACTAAAGGCCATGGAACAGGCCATTGATAAGCCCAAGGTAGCCGCAGAATCAGGCGGCATTAAGGTTCGCTGGCTCAAGTTAGAGGACGGTCAATCAGTCAAGGCTCGTTTTATCAACGAACTAGATGAGGATTCACCCAACTATGATGAAGCACGCGATGTTGCTATCGTTGTTTCAGAGCACACCAATCCAAAGGATTACAAGCGCAAGGCAGTATGCACTCAAGATACTGAGGGTCGCTGCTTTGGATGCGAGATGGCTCGCAAGGAGACAATGGAAGATCGCAAGCGCGGCGGCTCATGGAGGCCACGACTACGGTTCTACACCAACCTGCTGGTTGATGATGGAATGGAAGACGCATATGTTGCCGTTTGGTCACAGGGCGTAGGAAAGCAGTCTGCTTTTAATTCCATTCGTGAGTACGCACTTGATACAGGAAGCGTTAGCAATCTAACGTGGCGTTTGAAGAGGCAGGGAACAGGAACAGATACCACATATGTTCTTCTTCCTACCGCACCAGACTCTGAGCCATTTGATTGGTCAGGAGTTGAGCCATTCAATCTGGAAAAGGTTGTTCGTGAGGTTCCCTACGCGGAGCAAGAAGCCTTTTATCTTGGTTTTGATGCGCCAGTTGGCTCTTCCTCAACAAACATTGATTGGTAATTAGGCTGGTGGGGGGAGTCGCAGCGTGCTGGATTTCGCATAACTTAGGATGGTTGTAGTTAACTGCTGAGTTACGGTTGAAATTCCACAGAAGTCTCCCCCCACCTTATTGAAAGGAATATTTTGTACTCACCATTGCATGTTCATACTCACTTTAGTCTTATGGATGGAGTTGCTACTCCAGAAGAATACGTTGCACGGGCGGTAGAAGTGGGAATGCCGTCTATTGCTATTACAGATCATGGCACTCTCTCAGGACACAGAGCCATGTATAGAGCAGCCAAAGAGGGTGGAATTAAGCCAATTCTAGGAATAGAAGGATATATTACTGCCGACCGCTTTGATAAGCGTGATAAGGCAGAACGCACTACACCATTAGACCTAATCTATAATCATATTGTTATTCTTGCCAAGAATGATGAGGGTTTAGAAAATCTTGGCAAACTAAATGAGATTGCGTGGAATGAAGGTTTTTATAAGAAGCCACGCATTGATTTTGAGGTATTAGAAAAGTATAAGTCAGGTCTTATTGTTACATCTGCTTGCATGAGTGGTTTGCTTAACAAGGCAATTGAAGAACAAGAGTTTGCCATTGCAAAGAAGCATCTTCAATGGTTTGGTGATCACTTTGGCGATGATTTCTATGTAGAAGTTATGCCTCACAATACTGAGGGAATGAATCAGGCATTGGTAGAACTTGCTGATCAGGGTGGCTACAAGATTGTTGTAACGCCAGACTGCCATCATGCGACGGTAGACCAGAAGGTCATTCAAGAAATGATGCTTATTCTAAATACCCATGCTAAGTTAGACAAGGAAGCCACATATGAAAAGTCAAAGAAGTTTGACAACATGATGGAAAGACTTGACTATCTTTACGGTCATGACCGCATGATGAGTTTTAATAGATTTGATATTCATCTTCTTTCCCCAGATGAAATGCGTGAATCGATGGAGAAGAGCGGTGGATTCCGTGAGGACATGTTCACGAATACCTTAGAGGTTTCGGGCAAAATAGAGGACTATACGATCAGCAGAAATCTAAACCTTCTTCCAGCAGAACATCGTGATCCAGATGCACAGATCAGAAAGTATGCATATGATTGGTTAGAAGCCAATAATTTGCATACTAACTCAGAGTATGTTGATCGCCTTGAAGAAGAACTAGAAATTATCAAAGAGAAGAAGTTTGCTTCATACTTTATTGTTGTTCGAAATATGCTTAATTGGGCCAAGAAGAATGATATTATGGTGGGGCCAGGGCGAGGTAGTTCAGCAGGATCTCTTCTTTGCTACACCCTTGGAATTACAGATATCGATCCACTAAAGCATGGACTACTATTCTTCCGATTCATTAATCCAGAACGTAATGATTTTCCAGATATTGACTCAGACATTCAGGACAGTCGCCGCGAAGAAGTAAAGGATTATCTAGAAAGGCAGTATAAGCATGTCGCATCCATTGCTACCTTCCTACAGTTCAAAGATAAAGGAGTTGTCAGAGACATTAGTCGTGCTCTCAATATCCCACTCTCTGATGTTAATCGGGCTCTTAAGACAGTGGATACTTGGGAGGAATATCTAACATCCAGAAACACTGCCTGGTTCCGTGAAAAATATCCAGAGGTTGAAACATATGGGGACCAGATTCGTGGACGAATTCGCGGTACTGGGGTTCACGCCGCTGGTGTGGTAACTTCTAAGATTCCTATTTCCAAAGTAGCACCCATGGAAACAAGATCTGTAACAGGATCAGAGGGACGTATTCCAGTAGTTGCTGTAGATATGGAAGAGGCGGCAGATATTGGTCTAATTAAGATCGACGCTCTTGGATTAAAGACGTTAACTGTAATCAATGATGCTTTAAAGATTATCAAGGAAAGAACAGATAGAGATATTGACTTAAAAAAGATAGACATGGAAGATAAAAATATCTATCACATGCTGTCCGATGGTCACACAAAGGGAGTATTCCAATGTGAAGCAACCCCATATACCAATCTGCTGGTAAAAATGGGTGTAAGCAAATTTGATGAACTTGTTGCATCTAATGCTCTTGTTCGTCCAGGTGCTATGAATACTATTGGTAAGGACTACATTGAACGTAAGCGGGGAAAGCAGGGCATAACCTATTCAAGTCCTATACTAAAAGAATTTACAGATGATACTTACGGTACAATTTTGTATCAAGAGCAGGTTATGCTTGCTTGCGTGAAACTTGGCGGCATGACAATGGCGCAAGCAGATAAGGTTCGCAAAATCATTGGTAAGAAGAAGGATGCGAAGGAGTTTGACGAATTCAAAGAGTTATTTGTTCGGAATGCAACTGGGCCGCTTGGCGGGGCTGCTGCTGAAAAAATGTGGCAAGACTTTGAGGCACACGCAGGGTATTCGTTCAATAAATCCCATGCTGTGGCTTACTCAACACTCTCATACTGGACAGCATGGCTCAAATACTACTATCCACTAGAGTTTATGTTTGCCTTGCTTAAGAATGAGAAGGACAAGGATGCTCGTACAGAATATCTGATTGAGGCAAAGCGCATGGGAATATCTTTGCGTTTACCACACATCAACGATTCTGATATTGATTTTAAGATTGAAGGGAAGGGAATACGCTTTGGGCTGGCAGCAATTAAGTTTATTTCTGATAAGATCGCTGGAAGATATATTGAGGGAAGGCCATTCCATTCTTACAAGGAAGTTGAAGAGTTCACTTTTACAAAAGGAAACGGAGTAAATAGCCGTGCCCTGGCATCTCTCAATGCTGTAGGTGCTTTAACATTTCCAGACAATCCAAGAGATGATCAGAAGGTTAGAGATAGTCTATATGAGTATTTAAACCTTCCAGAATTTACCAGCGACATACCACAGCATTTTCATGCTTATATAAATTCAGTAGACGAGTTTGATGAGAAGGGTGTCTTCGTTCTCATGGGTGTAGTCCGTGGTATCAAGCGCGGCAAAGGATGGTCCAGAGTAGAGGTTCTAGACAACACAGGAGCGATAGGAATATTTGATGATGAAGAAACTAGTATTGAGCCAGGTAAAACTTATCTTGTTCTTGTTGGATCTAACAGAATTATGGAAGCAATTCCTGTTGAAGAGATATCAAAAAGCCAGTCACCGCTTGTACGCTTCTTAAATTATAGGCAATTGCCCTATGGCGAAAAAGAGCATTATGTGTTATCCTTTAAGCCTCGCGTAACTAAGGCAGGAAAGAGAATGGCTACATTGGTGGTGGCAGATCATGATCGTAATCTGTCTTCTGTCGTAGTTTTTCCAACAGCATTTGCAATAGCATATACGAGACTTGAAGAAGGCAAGGCTTTTGAGATGGAATTTAGCAAAACAAAGGATGGAGATTTAACATTGAAAGAGGTAGTTTCAGCATGAAGTATTTAAGAGATCTGGATGACTTTTCTCATACCCTGCACGCTCAGGCATTACAAAAGGGATTCTACGAGTCTTATAGTCGTATGGAAGATGAAGATGCAATTATCTTTTATCTAAAGCAACTAGCAATGGTTCACAGTGAAGTATCAGAAGTTCTAGAGGCAATGCGTAAGGAAAAGGGTGATGATGTTGTAGTCGAAGAACTAGCAGACATTATTATCCGCGTACTAGACTTCTGGGCGTTTCTTTCCCAAACACATTACACAAATCTATCTCTTGCAAATGCAATAGTTGCTAAGATGGAAAAGAATCTTAAGCGTCCAAAGATGCATGGTGTTTTGGCATGAGCGATGTAATGAGTGCAGAAGAAGTTCTTGCACAACTTAATCCTAAACTACGCAAGAGTGTAACAACGGGGACTGGAATCCATATTGAAAAGCAGCCAACACCGTCCTTTGGACTTAATAGAGCCTTAGGAGGAGGATTGCCATATGGTCGCCAGGTACTTATCTGGGGATCTAAGTCATCAGCAAAGTCATCGCTATGCCTTCAAATGATTGGTATGGCCCAAAAGGAGGGAAAGGTTTGTGCATGGATAGATGCAGAAATGTCGTATTCGGAAGATTGGGCCAAGACTCTTGGGGTAGATTCAGAGAATCTTATTTATTCTACGGCACGCACCATAAACGATATGGTAGATGTTGGTACAGATCTGATGCAGGCTGGAGCAGACATTATTGTTGTTGATAGTATTTCTGCTTTGCTTCCTGCTATTTATTTTGAGAAGGATAGCACAGAACTTAAGCAACTAGAAAACACCAAGCAGATTGGTGCAGAGGCTAAGGATATGACCAATGCAGTTAAGATGCTTAACTATGCAAATAATCAAACCAAGCCTACTCTGCTTGTCTTAATTAGTCAGGCTCGCAACAATATTACTGCTATGTATACAAGCCAGCAACCAACGGGGGGCATGGCAACAAAGTTTTACTCCTCTACCATAATCAAGTTATTCTCCTCTGAGTCTGATAATCAGGCTATTAAGGGCAAGATCCATGTTGGAGACAAGATTATCGAAGAAAAAGTTGGAAGAAAGGTAAGATGGGATGTTCAATTCAGCAAGACAAGCCCTGCATTCCAAAGTGGGGAATATGATTTCTATTTCAGGGGAAACGATATTGGGATTGACAGTATCGCTGATTTGGTTGATACAGCAGAAATTCTTGGATTTATTGAACGAGCAGGAGCGTGGTACACAGTTAATGGAGAACGTTTCCAGGGAAGAGATAAGTTAGTGTTGGGCGTAAAAGAAGATCTTGATATTCAGGAGTCTCTTATTGAGAAGGTTATGAATGCCTAAGTTTTCTGAATATCAAGGACATTTTATTTGTCAGGAATGTAAAAAAGAAGTAGATAATGCACGATTTTATATCAAGTCATATGATCTAACATGGATGTGCTCTGAAAAGCATTTGTCAAAAGTAAATCTTTATGTTCGGGGATATTAATGAGTGAACGTGGAGAGGCAAAAAGAATTGGGGCACAACTACATAAGAACAGTGGTCGTAATCAGAAAAAGGGTGATGCAACTTACGCAAACTATATTGTTGATATAAAAGAATATTCTAAATCTTTTTCTATATCACAAGATGTTTGGGCTAAAGTTGTAACTGATCAAATGAAGGTAGATAAGAATAAATCACCAGCACTAATATTGGTTTTAGGCGAGGGCAGCCGCAAGACTCGTCTAGCCGTGATAGAATTATCTGAACTAGAAAGGCTAATAGAAAAAGATGGCGCATAAAGAACAGAGAGATTTTTTTCTTCAAATAAAAGAAAAATTTCCAAAGTATTTTGAAAATGTTAGTGTTATAGAAATGGGTTCGTTAAATATTAATGGTACTGTTAGAGACTTCTATAGCAATACCAAAGAGTACATCGGGGTAGACCTTGATGAAGGACCAGGAGTTGATTTGGTTGCTCATACCGAGGAAGTAGATCTTCCAGATAACAGTTTTGATGTTGCTGTTAGCGCAGAATGTTTTGAGCATAATCCATATTGGTTAGAAACATTTGTCAATATGCATAGAATAGCCAAAGACTTTGTTGTCTTTACCTGCGCTGGCGAGGGCAGGCCAGAGCACGGCACAAGAAGATCTCATCCAGATACATCACCATTCACTCTTGACTGGGACTATTACAGAAACCTAACAGAAAAAGATTTTTCTGATAACCTTGATCTAAAGTCAATGTTTTCTAAGTATGAATTTACTTATAATCCAAAGGCGCAAGATCTATACTTCTGGGGAGTAAAGAAGAAAACAAGGAAAAAGAAAAATGACAACAACAATTGAGTTAGTAAATGAGGTAGCAGAGTTTACTGATATCTCAGAACTAATGAACGATGAACAACTTACTGACGCACTTGGGGTCATCGTTAAGTTAATGATGAATCCAGATGTTCCTCCACAAAAGGCAGTTGGCCTTATTGTGCAACTAGAGGCGTATGCCGCTAAGTTTAAGATGTTAGCATCATATTATACAAATGTAAAGAAAGATGACAGAGCAAAGAAGAACCTATACTACTCCGCTAACGAGGCGGTACAAAGGTTGGTAGACAGCCTGAAGTATAGTGCCAAACTAGGGAGTTATTATGGCTAAGAATTTTTTAAAGCAGGTAATGGACAAACAACCAACTGGACCAATTGATACTAGAGAACTTATTGCAAAGATTGAAGAAGGGTATACGGTAAATCGTGTTCCTGAGTTTAAGCAAAAGAAGTCCTTCAGTCCATCTACATTGGTATACGGCAATGGTGCTTGTCCACGCTACTGGTATCTTGCATTTGAGGGTGCAGAGTTTGAGGATGATGCAGATGCATACGCAGCAGCAAACATGCAAAGTGGTATTGATGCCCATGCTCGCATCCAGAAAGCCATTACAGATGCTGGAATAATGGTTGAGGAAGAAAAGAAGGTAATGATTTCTGATCCTCCTATATTTGGTTTTGCCGACGGCATATTGCAATGGGGAGAAACACAGCCCGTTCTTGAAATCAAGACTATGAGGGAGGAGTCTTATTCGTATCGTAAGCACGCGAAGCCACCAAGTTACCACTTGATGCAGTTGCTTATTTATATGAAGATCCTTGGTAGAAGGCTTGGCGTTCTTCTTTATGAAAATAAGAATTCACATGAACTACATGCAATACCTATTGAGGCAGACGAAGAAAGGTTAGCCTGGGTTGAATATGCATTTGATTGGATGAGAACTGTTCGTAAGGCTTGGGAAGATAAAACAATTCCAAAGAAAACATACAGGGCAAACTCCAAGATATGCAAGACCTGTCCCCTTCAGAAGGCCTGCAATGATGCTCCTAAGGGAGATATCAAAATAGATCCCCTGGAGTATCTTGAATCATGAAAACGTGCGCCTGGTGTGCCAATGAATTTGATCCATCAGTAAGTTATCAAATTTATTGCTCTACTGAATGCCGCGAGCAAGCAACAAAAGAAAAAATTGCCGAACGATATCAAATCAATAGAAGAAAAAATCGTTCTAAAAAAGAGCGCAGATGTAGTGGTGGATGCGGAACACTTATCAGCATTTACAACGAAAATGGTTTTTGTAACTTGTGCATGATCAATAAGCGCAAGGTAAATAAAACACTGAAAGAAATAAAGGACTTTTTTGATTATGAGCAAAAGTAGATTGTCTGAGGTAGCAAAGATAAATGCACCCAACAATTTTTGTGCTATAGATGCTAGCACAAATAGTATGGCTTTCGCACTATTTGTCGATCAAAAGTTACAGAGTTATGGAAAGATAAACTTTGCTGGAGAGACTATATATGAAAAGTTAGGCGATACTGCTCAAAAGGTCAAAGGATTTTTCTTAGCATATCCAACACAAACTATTTTGATTGAAAAAACAATTTTTGCTAATAGCCCCCTAGTGGCAGCAAACTTAGCACTAAGTCAAGGGTCTCTTATCGGTGCAGCAAAATTGGGTGGGGTGCAAAAGATCTACGGAGTCACCCCTATAGCATGGCAATCATTCATTGGAACAAGGCTATTGACAACTGAAGAAAAATCTGCTATGAGAAAGAAAAATCCAGGAAAGTCAAATTCTTGGTACAAAACACAAGAAAGAGAAAAGCGCAAACAAAAGACAATCTTTACAGTTAATAATGAATTTGATATAGATATTACAGATAATGATATAGCAGATGCGTGCGGTATAGGAATGTATGCATTGAAGAATTGGATAAAGGTAGTCAAAGATGAGAAGTAAGGGTCTGCATCTATCTGAGGCTTTTATGCGTAAGAGATACATTATGGATAAAAAGTCTCCAGAAGATATTGCAAAAGAATGTGGTGTTAGCGTACAATTAATTTATCGTCAACTCAAAAAGTTTGGATTAAAAAAATGACAAATGATATGGTTAATCATCCCAGACACTATACAAGTGATCCAAGTGGGGTGGAATGTATTGACATTGTTCGTCACAGGAACTATAATATAGGTAACGCCATTAAGTACCTATGGCGTGCAGGACTAAAAAATGAAGACAAGCACATAGAAGATCTTAAGAAGGCAATCTTCTATATCAGTGACGAGATAAAAAGACTGGAGGGCCATTATGGGCCGAAGGAAGAACGTAGTTAGTCCACTTGCTCATCTCTATCATCGTGAGCCAACTTTTACTACCCCCGAAGGAAGAGTCATTGAGCCTGGTGAGATTATCAAGATCAAAGGTGTTTGGGGATCAAAATTTCAATTTAAGGAATACGTTCGTCGTACAGATAATAATGCAGAGTGGATCGACTGCTTTGAATTAGAAAAGGGTCAACTGTGCGGTCATCGATCATTTAGACCAGAATTAATCAAGCCACTGCCCAAAACACGCAGGAAGCGCAAAAAGACTCAGGTATAATTGTGGTATGCCAGGTGAACACCTAGCAAAAAACAAGTATATACAGCAGTCGCTTTTTGGAAAAGAAAAACCAAAAAGAAGATCAGCAAAGCGCAAAAAAGAAATAGCGCAAATGTTGGCAAACATAAAAGAAAAAAGTGGCTGTGTAGATTGCGGAGGTAAATTTCCGTACTACCTCCTAGACTTTGATCATGTTCGCGGTACAAAAGTAAATAGTATATCTAGAATGTTAGATAGACATTCATTAGAAGATATTTTTAAAGAAATTGAAAAATGTGAAATAGTTTGTGCTAATTGTCACAGAAATAGAACATTTCACAGGAAACATAATAGACAATTTTAAAGAATAGGTGTTGCAGACACCAATAATTTATGATACCCTAGATAGATGTTGCCGCCGCAAGGAGGAAACAGATGAAAACGAAACTGATAGGAGGTATTGTAGGAATGTTAATGTCAATAGGTATTGCCTCTCCTGCAACTGCTTCTGACGCGGTGTATGCTAAGTCTGCACCAATTGCGACGGGAAGTGTCGTATATCTTAGCCATGAGCATAGGTATGCTCGCTCTAAGATTGCTGACGATATGAAGGGCTATGAGCCATCTTTGTATCGCGGTAAATGGTATGATTCAAAATGGGAAAATGCTCGTAAATGCATTATGCAACGCGAATCCCGCTTTAGTTATCGTGCCGCCAATACTTCATCCTCAGCAAGAGGAGCCTATCAATTCTTGGACTCTCAATGGAGAGATGGGCTTGTCTGGATGATGTTAAAGGAATCCAAGAAAACAAACGATGGTTTATCAGCCGAAATAAGAACCTTGTTTGATAAACCTATTCATAAGTGGTCACGATACTATCAAGATCGTGCTTTCTTTACAGCATGGCAACATGGTCAGGGAAGGCACCACTGGTATTATCCAGGCCATAATTGCTATTAAACGGTAGCGGGACAGAAACCAATTTAAAGGTGGCAACATTCTGTCCCGCTACTGCTATAATTGTTGTCCAAGGAGAAGGTATGGACACCGACATTGTACTACATCTAGAAGAAGTAAATCGTGTTGCCTCAGAATATATTAAGGGCAATGACGAATCTGCTATTGCTAAGCAACTTGACATACCTCGTAATAGAGTGGTAAAACTACTCAATGAATGGCGCGGTATGGTGGCAAATAATGAAGCCATTCGTGCAAGAGCAAAAGAAGCATTGGCTAGTGCAGACCAACACTACAATCAACTTATCAAAAAGGCCTATGAGGTTATTGAAGACGCAGACACAACTGCGAACCTAGGCGCAAAAACAAACGCACTTAAACTCATTCTTGATATTGAGAATAAAAGAATGGATATGTTACAAAAGGCTGGACTTCTCGAAAACAAGGAGTTGGCAGACCAACTTATTGAGCAAGAAAGAAAGCAAGAAATTTTGTTAGGAATTCTTAAAGACGTTGTTGGAAACTGCAATCAATGTAAATATGAGGTAGCCAGAAGGCTTGCTGACTATGGTGGCCCAGGCGAGGCAGTAACGGTATGACAGACTTCGATTTTGGCGATTTTTTAAATGTATTAGATGATGATCCATTTGAAGAATATCCTGTTGGAGTTGTGGAATTTGTTACGTCCCCAGACTACCTGGGTCAACCAGGACTTTCAGAAATTCAATATACGCTAGTTGAAACCATGAGCCAGATCTATCAGCAAAAAGATCTTGAAAGATTTATGGATCATGACAAGGCAGCACAACATTATAAGAAATACACAAAGAATGAGGTTATTCTGCAATGCGGCAAGGGTAGCGGAAAAGATTTTACATCAACTGTTGGTACTGCATATTTAGTATACAAACTTCTTTGTCTCAAAGATCCAGCAAGATATTTTGGCAAGCCTGCTGGAGATGCTATTGATCTAATCAACGTTGCTATTAACGCGCAGCAGGCAAAAAACGTTTTTTTCAAGGGCTTTAAAACAAAAATTGAACATTCTCCATGGTTTGCTGGAAAATATGAATCAAAGGTAGATTCGGTTACATTTGATAAATCTATTACCGTTTATTCTGGTCACTCAGAAAGAGAAAGCCATGAGGGGTTAAACCTGATGCTTGCCGTTCTTGATGAGATCTCTGGTTTTGCTCAAGAGTCTGTTTCAGGAAATGAAAATGCTAAGACTGGTGATGCAATATATAAAGCATTCCGTGGTTCTGTTGACTCACGTTTTCCAGACTACGGAAAGGTGATTCTTCTTTCCTTCCCACGCTATCAAGGTGATTTTATTTCTAAAAGATATGATGAAGTCATCGCAGAAAAAGAAACAGTTGTTAGAAATTATGATTTTATTTTAAATCCAGAACTGCCAGAAGACAGCGATGGAAATAAATTTAGTGTTGAGTGGGATGAAGATCATATTCTTGCCTATAAAATTCCTGGGGTATTTGCTATTAAAAGGCCAACCTGGGAGGTAAATCCGACTAGAAAGATAGAGGATTTTAAGTTAGCGTTTTATACAGACCCAGGTGATGCATTGATGCGCTTTGCCTGTATGCCAAACTTCTCGTCTGACGCATTCTTCAAGCAAAGAGATAAACTTGAGAGGGCTATGACCCTTAGAAATCCAATAGATAACTTTAAAAGATTTGATCCAGCGTGGGAGCCTAATCCAGAAAAGACATATTTTGTTCATGCTGACCTTGCACAAAAGCATGACAAATGTGCCGTTGCAATTAGCCATGTAGAAAAGTGGGTAGATATAAAATCATTCAATGATTACGAACAAGTTGTTCCATTCGTTGTAGTAGATGCAATTGCGTGGTGGGAGCCCCGTAAAGAAGGTCCAGTAGATTTGAGTGAGGTAAAGAATTGGATTATTCATTTAAGAAGAATGGGAATCAATTTAGGACTCGTTACCTTTGACCGTTGGCAGTCATTTGATATCCAACAGGAATTGAAAGCGGTAGGCATAAAGACAGACACATTATCTGTTGCAAAGAAGCACTATGAAGACTTAGCAATGCTAATTTATGAAGAGCGTGTAGCAATGCCACACATTGATTTGTTATTTGAAGAAATGTCAGAACTTAAAATTGTTTCTGATAAGAAGGTAGATCACCCAAGAAAGAAATCTAAGGACTTGGCAGATGCTATGTGTGGATCAGTTTACAATTCTATTTCTCATACTCGCAGAGAAAAGAATCAAGAAATAGAAATTCATACCTGGAGTTCTTCATATAAGAAAAGAAATGAAGAGCAACAAAAGATTAAAAATCTTATTGATCCCCCTCCTGCTCCTAAAGAAGTAGAGGATTTTTTGTCGGGAATGGGAATGATATGAACGATATTATTTGGAGATCGTTCTTGACAACACTTGTTTTTCTCGCTATACTTATAGCCATACTAGAAAGGTAATAATATGACATTGGCGGTAACACTATACATCATTGTTACTCTTGTTTTATTTTCATTAAACATGGTGGCAAATATTTTTGCACTCGCTTTGGGAGATAAGAAAGAGTTTCCCCTTAGCACCTTTATAGCAACAATTGTGGCTATGGGATTTGTTGTTTGGGGAATAACACTGCTAGTTGTAAACTAGTAACGAGCGCAGCGGCTGGCTAGTGGTCAGAAATAGTCTTATAAACTATTTAGAGCAGGTGGCAGTAACCTGGCTGCGTACCAATACGCTGATACAATATCCTTATGCAAATCATCATTGAGCCTGCTCCAGGTAGCAGATATAACGGAACACTAGTAATAGATGGAGAAGTTGTGGCATTTGTTAATGATAAAAGACCAGGGTGCTGTGCAAGATCGTTGATGAATAAGTTATTGCTTGAGTATGGAAAGCCAGAAGAAACAATAACTATTGATATTAGCGGGTGGTAGCATGGATGACGAGTTAGTTGAATACTTACTCAGCATAGGGGCACTAGAATATGTCTTTACCGATGATGATGGAGAACCAATTTATAGACTTACCCCAGATGCAAAAGAACTTGTTCCAGATCTTTATGAAGAACACATGAAAGATTTTAATGCCGTTGTATTTTCTTTGTGGCAAAAAGATCTAATCGATTTAGTTTTTGATGAAGAAGGAGAGCCAATGATTGGAATCAATGGAAATACTACTGATACAGAGGCAATGGAAACATTAGATAAACAAGAAAAAGAGGCTATTCAGGAAATTCTTTTTGTTTGGAAAAAGAAATCAGAAGAGTGATATAATAATCCCTATGAGTATGTTTTCATTTAATACAGAGCCTGCTGTTGTTGTACCCGCAGAAACAGCAGAAGAGCCAATTGAGGCTGTAGAAGATTTTTATGCAGATGTAACTGAAGAAGATTACACAACCGCAGAAGAGCCAGACTTTGGAGATGACGTATAATGGCAAGATTGGTAAAGGCAGGCGTAACGCTAAGAGATCAACTTAATCAGAAGTTTCCCAAGAGAGATAAGCGCAGTGATGGTTGGGTTGGCGACAAAGCCCATCAAGCCAGACCCTCAGATCATAATCCAGATAAGAATGGTTGGGTTCACGCTATCGATATTGACGAAAATATGGGTAGTGGAGAAGGTCGTAAAGGCGCTACAGCAAGAGAGTTTGCAGATCAGTTAATTAAGTATGCCCGTGAAGGAAAAGACGGCGGTAGACTAAAATATGTAGTATATGAAAACATGATTGCCAGTGGTACACATGCGGATAAGTTTTGGACATGGAGAAAGGGTAACTGGGGACATACACAGCATATCCATGTTTCATTTACCGACAAGGCTCAGAATGATGGATCAAAGTTTGATCTACCAATTTTTAAGAATGAACCAGTTGCTCCTGCAACTTCAAATAATCAAAATAATGCAACAGTTAGCGTTCCATTTCCTGGCAACGCATTCGCATCTTTTGGAGCAAGAAATGATTATGTCAAGAAGATGCAAAAGCAACTTATTAAAAAGGGCTACAAGATCCCATCTGGCGCAACAGGAAATTATTTTCAACAAACACAAAAGGCCGTGCAAGAATTCTATCGTCGGGAAATGAAACTAACATCTGACGGAAAGAAGATGGGGCCAAAGGCTTGGAATAGGCTGTTTGATAACTAATGCCCTGGGACATTAGACAAAACTACGGCAGTTGCAGTGGCTATGCTGTGGTTAAAGAGTCCGATGGTTCTATTGCAGGATGCCATGAAACAAGAGAAAAGGCTGTAAGACAAATTGCTGCATTAGAAGCATCTGAGGCAGACAAAACAGTCCAGCCAGAATTTGCAAAGTATCGTGGCGAACTTTATGCAATGCTTACACAAGAAGAGAAAGCCTTTCACGATGCTCTTGTGGCAATTGCACAACAATATGGACCCTTCGACCAAGGAACATCAAGCATCTGGGTTGGCTATGAGTCAGCAGAAGATAATGAGGATGCTGAAATTGGCGTAAAGTGCTCAAACTGTTCTTTCTTTAATCCAGAAAATAATGGTTGTGCAATCCTTTCATACAAAGTAGAGCCAATGGGCAAGTGCAGGCTTGCTGCAATTCCTGATGGATTGGTTATGCCAGAAATGGATAGAGAAGACGAAGAAGAATTTGTAGAGGAAATGATGGAAAACATGGATAAACAATATACGGGATGTGGATGCCCAACATGCAAGGAAATGAATGTTGCCTGCAAAGACTGCCCAGTCTGCAACCCAGGAATGAGCAAGGCTGATGGTGTTCGTGTAGGACAGATGGTTTCCTGGGGATCTAGCGGAGGCACAGCGAGGGGCAAGGTAAAGAGAATTATTAGAGATGGATCATACAATGTCCCAGACTCTGATTTTACAATCAATGGAACTCCCGATAATCCAGCGGTAGTTATTGAGGTATATCGTGATGATAAGCCAACAGGAAGAATGGTGGGTCATAGAATGGACACACTAAGAGCGACAAAGAGCATTTGGTCATCCTTTGATCCAAGACAGGCTGTTACTGCTAGACCAGTTGTAGATTTATTTAAGAGAGATTACGATACAGAATCTCGTCGCAGAATGGCTGCAAGCGGTCAGGCCATGCCAGATGGTTCTTTTCCCATTGCAAACCGTACAGATTTGAGAAATGCAATTCAGTCAGTTGGTCGTGCATCAAATTATGCAGCAGCACGCAGACATATTATTCGTCGTGCTCGCGCCCTTGGCGCAACTGACATGCTTCCAGAGGATTGGAAGTAATGGCAGAAACATATACCCCAACTGCTGGAATGAAGGCTGCTGCTCGTAGAGCATTACGCTGGAAGGAAGAGGGCAAGGCTACAGGCGCGGGTACGCCAGTAGGTTGGGGAAGAGCGTCCGACATTGTTGCTGGAAGATCAATGTCTCTTGATACAGTAAAGAGAATGTTTTCATTTTTTTCTCGTCATGAGGTTGATAAGAAGGGTAAAGACTTTTACAACACTAGCAATCCATCCAATGGTCGCATTATGTGGGACGCATGGGGTGGAGATGCTGGTTTTTCATGGTCAAGAAAAATTGTTGAAAGAGAAAAGGCAAAAAAGGCTTGGGCTGGATCTGCATTTTCTTTTACAACAAATGTTGACAAAACGGACAACTCCTGATAAAATTTGCTAAGGAGTGATAGTGTGAAGTTTTTGGCAAGATTGATGCCCTTTCTTCCCTTATCTTTCATACTATTGCTTTCATCTCTAGAAGTCACTATAATAGAAGAAGAATTAGACATGGACGATCCTTACGATTACGAAAGGGACGAATATGAAGAAGAGGAAGACGACAGATATTTGAAGGTAGCAATAGTAGAAAATAAGGCATACTGGGTTGTCAACAATGTTTTTTATGAAGCAGACGTTGTTGATGAAGAAATCCTTAAAGAGGATGCAAAACCAGTAGACGCTTTTCACATGGACTTCAAAGAAGTAACAAAAATGATGACGATATTGGACAACATACAAGATTGGAAAAACTGATGAATATTGCAGTTCAGGGAACCAAGGAGTTCTCAGACTATAACGTATTTTTGCGTGCCATGGGCGTCGCACTCTCTGATGTTGAAGATGGAGAGTTTAACGTTTATTCTGTAGGACCAGCACAGATTAATTCCTTTACCGCTGAATTTTGTAATCGTTCAGAAAATAGCCTAAAGCAAAGAGGTATCAAGGTTCGTTTTTATAGGGTTCCTGCCTCTACTGTAGAAGAAAATTGGGAGGCAATAGACTATTTTGCTTTTCTATCTACACCTAATCAGCGACCGTCTAAACTAGTCTCGTCTGCTGAACTTGCAGGGGTAGAGACTGGTATTTTTAGATACTAAGATCTATTATGCTTAGCAAAAGAGACAAGGCATATCTTAGCGTTGCTCGTTATTTTGCAACAAAGTCAAGAGCAAGAAATACTCACGGTGCAGTTGTTGTAAAGGGAGGAAGAGTTCTAGGAACTGGATGGAACAGAGATAGAAACTCTCCAACAATTATAGATCCAGAAAGAATTAAGCACGACTGTTCTTATCATGCCGAAGAGGTGGCAATTCGTGAGGCAGGAGACAATCTTAAAGGTGCTGTTATTTATGTAGCAAGAGTAAACAAGCAGGGAAGAGATCGTGATTCTAAGCCTTGCATTAAATGTTCCCACCTTATTAAAGAGGCTGGAATAAAAAGAGTAATCTACACATCTGAAAAGGAAATAAATGTTAGTAAATAATCTTGATGAAATGGAAAATATTGTTCTCTCATCTAAAGATCTTGAATGGGATGGATGGGATGTAGTAAGATATACGCCATCACATAGCGGTATGTTCTCAAAAGATGGAGCATACAAAAATGGTCAATGGCATAAAAAGAAGGTTTTTCCTTTAACAGAAAATGGATGGAACCTTCCTAACAGTATTGGAAAGACAGATGCACGCATGGAAAGATAATGCTAAATGTTTAGGAATGGATAATAATTTATTTTTTGATTCCTATGAAGAAGATAAGGCTTTGGCTGCAAGCATAGATAAACTATGTCAGGCTTGTCCAGTTAATAGAACCTGTTTTGCTGTAGGTGTGTCAAACAAGGATTGGGGAGTTTGGGGCGGCATCTATTTGAAGGATGGTATCATAGACAAGGAGCATAATAGTCATAAGTCTAAACAAGACTGGGCAGATACATATATGGCACTATCCATGGAGATTGAATGATTTATACACCTAGGATGAAGGCAGAAGTAAAAGCAATACCCGTACCTGCCGATTTTGTCATGGATATTATTGAGTATGACTTTAATCCTCCTTATATTGGGTTGCGTTTTTATGAAAGTCACTGGCGACACATGTCAGAAAAAGAGCGAATTAAGTGTGTATATTATATGCAAAAGGTTAAAAAGGTAATTGAAGCCTACGGTGTATCAGTAACGCTTGATCCAGTTTATGATGTTCCAGGGGGACAAAAACTAGGATGAAAATATTTATTTCCATTGCAAGTTATAGAGATAAGGAATTGCCTAAAACTGTTAGAAGTTTAATTGAAAACGCAAAATATCCACAAAACTTACATTTTGGAATACTTGATCAAGCAGAAAAAAATAAATGGGCAGATCTTAGTTTTGTTAAATCACCAATGAAGCATAAAAAAATGCACATGAAAGATGCTCGCGGTGCTGGGTATGCTAGAAAAATTTGCATGGAAATGTATGATGGAGAAGACTTCTTTTTTCAAATAGATTCTCATATGAGATTTGCTCCCAACTGGGACGTTCGTATGATTACAATGCTTAAAGAAGCACAAGAAATTGCAAATAATAAAAAGATAATTCTTAGCCAGTTTCCTGCGCCATATCAACTATGGACAAATGGCAAAGAATATTTTCCAGAAAATGACCCAGCGTTTTGGAGCGAACCATCGTGGACAAGCGTAGTATGGACATGGAGGGGTCAGTGGGCAGGCAATAGAGAGTTTATATTGGATAAAAAAAAGCCATGCTTTTCACATACCATACTTGCTGGATATGTTTTTGCCCCAGGTAATTTGGTAGAAGAAGTACCTTACGACCCAAGAATATCTTTTATGGGTGAAGAATTATGTTTTGCAATACGAGCATACACAAGGGGCTGGGATATTTATGCGCCTAATGAAATGCTTGTCTGGCACTACTACACTAGAAAAGACTATCCCAAGATCTGGAATCAAAGAGATGAGATAACCAGAGAAGTGACTTGGAAACAACTAGAGGATAAATCTCATGCTGTCCAAAGAGCGGTGCTTGTAGGAGAAGAAGAAGGCATATACGGAGTTGTAAAAAATAAAAGATATCTTGAATATCAAAAAATGATAGGAAAAGATTTTAAAGAATTTTATAAAGAAATAGATAAAAGTAAAAAGAAAAAGTGACTATAATCACGGTAAATTTGTTTGACAGTTCAACAAATTCTTGATATGATATTTATATCCAAACCCACAAGGAGGAATTATGAAGACACTTATGCGTGCCTTTGAGAATATTTTCACAAGCGCCACAAGCGCGAAGGAAAAGGAACGTCGTGAGATGTATCGTGCATGGACAGAAGAAAGAGAAAAGGCTGCCAGGTACGGATCTCATCATGTCGCGGAGATTGACGCAATCTTCTCTCGCGCAGGACTTTAATATTGACTTCATCCATGCTATAGTGTAAAATTGTGGCATGGATGAGTTATATTATAAGGAGCCTTTAATGTTAGACGCAAGGGGTATTCCAACTAGAGAATGTCCATCGTGTGCATCAACTATTTTTACAATCCAAGCAGTCTTTGATGAGGATTATGAAATAGCACAGTATCTTCTTGATGCAGAATGCGCTATGTGTCACACTAAACTCACTGCACCGACCCCACTGGACCTTGTTCATGAATGAAAATTTTTGGATTAATATAACAAAGCCTGGACTATTTTATGTGGTGGAAAAATGGCAGGCGGGAGAAGATAGAATTCTTTATGTAGAAAAGAAAAAGCGTTTAACAAAATTTGCTGCCAAAAAATACGCCAAGAGGTGTATAATAAATGAGATTTGTTCTGGGTATATAAAGGAGAAATAATGACAAATGAAGAATTGCTACAGTCCACGCTTAACGCAACCATAGAAAGAATGGGCAAGCAAACAACTTCCTATGAATCGGAAATTGCCAACCTTAATGCACAAATTATTTTTTTGAATAATAGGCTAAATGAACTATCAAGGGAGCATCTTACAGATGCAGATTGATATAACAAGTCTTCCAGTATATTATATTAATCTTGATGAAAAAAAGGAGAGACGCAAAAAGATGGAGCGTCTTTTATCAAATTATGGATTCAATAGTGTAAAAAGATTTTCTGGGAAAAAGGCAGGTAGCAGAATTGGATGCTCCATGTCTCACTCATTGCTTCTTCAGCAAATAATAAAAGAAAAAGATTATCCATGCCTAGTTCTTGAAGATGATCTAGAAATTTTTAATTTTAGAAAAGTTATAGAAGTTCCAGATGATGCAGATGCTATATATTTGGGTTTTAGTAGTTATGGATGGAATCACAATCAAGAGGAACCATTCCCAAAAAGTTTAAAAATTACAGAACTTAATGATGAATATCATCGGGTATATAATATGCTTGCTCGCCATGCAATTATTCATCTTAGCCCTACCTATGATCGTAATTGTGTAGACATAATGGAAAACTTTATTTCAGATCCAGAAACCTACAAGGCTGGAGATGTAAGCATATCTAAAGTACACCCCTATTATAAAATTTATGCACTCAATGAGCCAATATTTTATCAAGATGATACGGGCACTCGTAGCCTTACAAAAAAGTCCTTATATGATTGTAATTATATAGAGATGGACAAACTATGAAAATATCAATGCCTCCGCAAGAAACTAAAGCATTAAAAAATATGATTGATGAAGCAAACATTATTCTGGAATACGGATCTGGCGGATCTACCATATATGCTGGAAAATCCAATGCACAGGCAATTATTTCAACAGAAAATGATAGAGATTTTTTAAATAAGGTTGTTGAAGAGTATGATAAAACTGGCCCAACCCTTTTCCCAGTTCATGTTTATGTTGGTGAAACAAAAATGTGGGGGTATCCAATTGATAAAAAGTTTCAAGATGGTTGGTCAGAATATCCTATAGCACCATGGAAAATAGCAATAGAAAATGAATTAGATCCAGATACAATTATTATTGACGGAAGATTTAGAGTTGCTTGCTTTCTATATTCTATCGGCTATGCAAAGCCAGGAACAATCATTTTTTGGGATGACTATGTTAATAGAGAAAGTTATCACGATATAGAGAGTATTTGTAGGCCACGAAAAATTATTGGTCGTGCGGCGATATTTATTAAAGAACATGAAGAATTTCATCAAGATATGTTTGACAAATATTGCAATGACATGAGATAATATAACTCCCTACTAACAAAGGAAAGCAGTGCAAACATTTGTTCCATATGCAGACATGTATGAGTCTGCTGCTGTGCTAGACAATAAACGACTTAACAAACAGTTGCTTGAAGGTCGTCAGATCTATAGCATTCTTGCAAACAATCGTACTAAGGGTGGATGGATTAATCACCCTGCTGTCAAAATGTGGCGTAACTATGACAATGCATTGTTTGAATATCTTATTGCTGTCAGGTACGAGTGTGACGAACGTGGCATCAGCACAGAAAAGAATTGGGACGCTATCCAGGAAATGTATGATTGGAACTGGAATCGTGGAGACAATATCGTAATGCCTCCATGGTGGGGGGATGAAAGAGTACATGAGTCACATCGTAATAATCTATACGTCAAAGATCCAGAGTATTACGCAGAGTTTGGCAATGCTAGTCGTGTAGCATGTTGTGAAAAATGCAATTACTTTTGGCCTACACATACGTTATACTACAACCTAGAAATGGAGGAGAAAGTTGAAGCCTAAGGATCAATATACAGAAGAAGATGAGCGTGCATTGCGCGATCTCAACAAGGCAATGGACGATATCAAGCGTTCTGTCGGAGGTAAGCAGGGTGAGGCACTTGAGAAGAGGTACGCAGAACAGTATAATAAGTGCTATCGCATGGGATTGAAGGAATATAAGTTGCAATGGACAAGGACTACTAGATAGTCTAATGCGGCTGTGGTGTAGAGGTAACACAAGACTCTTCCAAAGTCTTATCGCCAGTTCGATTCTGGTCAGCCGCTCGCTTGGGAAGTTGATGTTTTGACCGTGTGAAAACATAAACAATAATTAAGGAGATAGATTGTTACAGAAAGTTTATGAAAAGTATTCTCAGCCCACCTCAGATTGGGGTGGAGATAAGGGAACTGGTCACTCATATATTGAGTTATATGAAAAATATATGGAAACAAAACAATCTATTTGTCTTTTAGAAATTGGTGTTCAGTGTGGCTACTCACTAAAAATGTGGGAAGAATATTTTGCAGATTCTGATATCTATGGTATTGATATTGATTTATCATTTAATAAATTTCCAGAACTTAAAAACCTTTTTGAATTTGATGCAACTAAAAATAATTTAGTTCCAGATAGTTTTCGTTCGATAGAATTTGATTACATTGTTGATGATGGAAGTCACCGCGTTCAAGATCAAATAAAATCTTTTGATATTTTTTATCCACAACTTAAGGTTGGTGGAAAATATTTTATCGAAGATATTGATGGAGATTTGTCCTTGCTTACCATAGCAAATCACTTGCGTAAAAGAGGAATTTCGTATATCATAGAAGATGTAAGGTATATCAAGGGCAGATTTGATGACATTATGATAGTTGCAAATAAATAATACTTCCTGCGTGTGGCGCAACGGATAGCGCAAGTGGTTTCTACCCACTAGGTTGGGGGTTCGAATCCCTCCACGCAGACTAAGCGGTATAGTCCCCAAGGTGGGGAAGCGGTCTGTAAAACCGTCGCCTTTGGCATGGTTGGTTCGATTCCAACATACCGCACAATTGACAACGCAGTCAATCAACGGTATAATATAGCAGTAAGCACACAAACAAAGGAGATGTTATGGAAACTATGGTTGAAGAGCGTACAGATTTTCTAAAGGCAACAGATCGATGTGATAGGTGTGCAAGTCAGGCTTTTGTGTGGGTCAATGGAGTAAATGGTGATTTGCAATTCTGCCGTCACCATTTTCTCAAGCACGAAGATGCTATTCGTGCATACGCATTTGAAGTAATTGATGAAACATACAAGATTAATGACAGATCTCAGTCAAGTCCTGTATAATTTTCAGGCACGCCTCCTTAACTCAGGGGTAGAGTACCGCACTTGTAATGCGGCTGTCGTCCGTTCGAATCGGACAGGAGGCTCGTAATGGCGTGTGGCGCAACGGCAGCGCAAGGCACTGTTAATGCCTGGGTTGTAGGTTCGAATCCTACCACGCCAGCAAAGAAAGGAAAGCAATGAAAAATACAGAGTTTTATCAAGTTGGCCCATGTATTATCGAATTTAATGATGTAATTCAAGATACACAGACAATAATTGATATCGCTATGGAGCAGGAAGATTGGCAAAGAGCAACAGTTAGTATAGACAGAGATCATAACGAAAAAGTTAGAAAAAATAATATTTTGCCTATCATTCCAACATATGATAAGCCATCTCAATGGTTTTATTTAAATCAGGTAGTTTGGCTGTACGCAGGAATATATGCACAATTATTTAAAACATCATTTTCTCATATGGAGCATCTGCAATTACTGCATTATACAACAGATAACGATTTTTATTTACCTCATGCAGATGATGGCCCAGGAATGAATAGAATTTTTTCTTCTCTTCTTTATCTTAATGATGTAGAAGAAGGGGGAGACACATATTTTACTAATTTTGATATTAGCATAAAGCCAAAAAGTGGCAAACTTGTTTTCTTTCCTGCTAATTTTACCTATATACATGAAGCAAGGCCACCAATTTCGGGTGATAAGTTTGTTCTCGTCACATGGTTTGATAAGTAGGGATAAAGATGAAAGAAAAAAATAGAGTAGCATTTCTAACACTTGACTGGACCAAAAATGTAACACCTATAGAACCTAACGGTTGTGCGTATTATAGATGTTATTTGCCAGGTATTGAATTGGCAAAATTAGACTGGACTGTAGCAGTTGCTATGCCAGAATATAATAAGGATTATGGATTCGGTGCTTTTGAAAGCAAAGAAAGAATTCATTATGGGTGGGATATTATTGTATTTAAACTTATAATGCTTAAATCTGTAAGAGATATTTTAGAAACTGCTAGACCAAACCAAAAAATAGTAGTCGATGTTGATGATTTTTATGAAGGTTTATCAGAAACAAACTTGGCATATCAAAATACTGATCCAGAAAAGCATCCAGAGAATAATAGAGAACACTACTGGGCTATCATTGATATGGCTGATGCTATCATTACGTCTACCCAGTTTCTTTATGACTACTACACAAAAGAAAAAGGCATGAAAAATGTTTATCTAGTTCGTAATGCTATAGATATTGATAGGTGGCGCAAGAAGCAGGACTACTCTCGTTGGCTACCCACGGTGGGATGGGTGGGTGCAATACCATGGAGATCTGGAGATTTAGAAACAATGAATCCGTTTCTTGGAAAGTTCTTAGAGAAGAATAGGTTGTCTTTCCATCATTCTGGTCACATAAAAGAACTTAATTTAGATGTTACAGACTTGGCTGGCATACCAAAGTCTGTTAAATTTACCAATGAACCTCGTAAAATTCTTAGTAAGTATCCAGAAATGTTTAGAAAAATAGATATTGGTCTGGTTCCACTAAATAATCTACCATTTAATCATGCTAAATCAACGATTAAAGGTCTTGAATATACCGCCGCTGGAGTACCATTTATTGCTTCCTGGAGCCCAGAATATGAGTTGCTGGAAAGTCAGGGGGTAGGCAGGGTAGCCAGAAATCAGGAGGAATGGGAACATCATCTTAATGAATTACTTAATCCCAGTATTCGTAAACAAGAAATAGAAAAAAACTATGAGAACGTTCGAACAAATCATAGCATGTCTGCAAGAGCGGGGGATTGGGATAAAGTAATGCAACAAATACTTGACCAGTAATTTATCATACGCTATACTTGTGTCACGGAAACTGGCGCAAGAGTTACGGAGAAAAATGGCTAAGAAAAAGTCTGTTGACGATAATTGGCCTACACCTACACCAGAAAGACAACTGATAACAAAATCTGGATGGTGTGGAACAGATTGTCATAAACAATGTCCATATCAATTTACATTTGGTAAATGTGGATGCGAATGTCATAAGGAGAAAAAATGAGTTGGAATAAGCCAGATTGGTATATGACAACGGAAGAGTTTGCAGAACTTGTTGTTCATTCACTAGAGGTAACTCATCATTTCAAGCGTGGTGAGCGAGTTCATCCAGAAGATATTGTTTCTGCATTTGTCACAGCAGCAGAGACAATTGCCATTGGTGCAGGAGCAGCGGGAAAGAAAGTGTGGGCAGCGGAGAAGAAGGCAGTGATGGAAACTGGTAATCTTCGCAAGAATACTTTGCCACAAGATGATGAAATTGCACCGTATGTAGAAAGTCAGGATGATTTTCTGGGATATTCAGAGTGGAAGCATAAGAAGTAATGCCAACATATCGATACCGTTGCAACATATGTGGAGAATTTGACTATCAGCAATCTATGAATGATAGTAGTTTGGCATACTGTCCTACATGCGTTGGTCCAGTAAAAAAACTATTTAATTCTTCTCCAATTATTTTTAACGGTAGTGGGTTTTATTCTACAGACAGCAAAGGTAAATGATGGAACTAGTTACGCTAGAAAATACAGATCAGCAAATCTATGTTCATCCAAATTTTGCCTGCAAGAATCAAAATTGTACTGTGCATAACAGAAGCGATCATCCAATGAGATCCTTTCCCCAATATTGGAGAGTTGATCGTGCCATTATGGAGAGGACATGTCCTCACGGTGTAGGTCATCCCGATCCCGACGAGTATAAAATTAAAGGAGAATCTGGAAAATGGGAACTAGTTCACGGTTGCGACGGATGCTGCGAGGGATCATATGATTCCCTATAACAAAACAGCACTTTGTTTTGACGATGTTCTCCTTGTACCACAAGAAAGTGATATCAAGTCTCGTCATTCTGTAGATTTGACAATGACTATTGGATATGAAAAGAGGGCCATTTTCCTTAATCTTCCAGTCATTGCAGCACCCATGGATACTGTATGCGATATCGATATGTGTATGGCCCTAGACAAAATTGGTGGATTAGGAATACTTCATAGATACATGCCAGAAGAAACTTTAATTCAAAAAACAAAGTTGCTTTCGCATGGTAAGCACAGATTTGGCATTTCTCTTGCAGCAACAAATGGATACATGAACATTGCTGAAAAACTATATGATGAAGGAGCAAGAATTTTTCTTGTTGACACCGCCAACGGTCATAGCGAATATGCAATTAGGGCGGTAGAAAATCTCAGACTGGCATATGACGATGTTCATATTATGGCTGGAAATGTCGCTACCGCCGATGGTTTTATGAGATTGGCAGACGCAGGGGCAGACTCTGTAAGAGTGGGTATTGGTGGAGGAAGTGCCTGCACAACTAGACTAGTTAGTGGTCATGGTGTGCCAACTCTTGCATCGATTATGGATGTAGAAGAACTAAGAGAAATGAATGGTGTTGAATGCTCTATCGTTGCAGATGGTGGCATTCGTAATAGTGGAGATATGGTTAAGGCATTTGCAGCAGGAGCAGACGCAGTAATGGTTGGTTCAATGATCGCAGGAACAGATGAGGCTCCAGGCGAGATTATTACAGACCATAATGGCAAAGAGGCTAAAGTATTTCGTGGAATGGCTTCTTCACAGGCTCAAAGAGACTCTAGGGGCTCAGTATCGGTGTCTGAGGGAGTTTCGACTACAGTTCCTTATAAAGGCTCTGTAGATCATATTTTGAATCAAATTAAGGGTGGTCTAGGAAGTGGCTGTTCTTACAGCGGGGTAGATGAACTAAGTCATTTATCTTCTATTGCAGAATATGTAGAAGTAACCTATGCTAGTTTAAATGAATCTAAGCCTCACGCCATTTAGATATGTATAATATATAAATGGAGTTTGATATAGAAGAAAGTATGGAAAAATACTATCGCAATATCATTGCTGACGATATAGACAACTGTTTATATACCAGCAAATCTGAAGATGATGAGGAGCAAAGGCAGGTATATTGGTTTAATCAAGGAATGATGCTTGCAAGCATGATTGCCAGGTACGGCTTTACAGAAATAAAAACAGATGAATGAAGTATTTTTTAGAAATTATCAAAAAGACAAAACTTGGGAAATATCCAAAAGTAAAACAAGCATGTATATTCCTTATTCAATAATTCAATCAGAAACTGCGGTAGAGGTATTGAGCATTCTTTTATCTCAATTTAATCTGCCAGACCTTGACAACATTATAGATACCTTGCTAAAATATACGCAAGATCCTCAAGAGGATATGTTCATAGTAGAAACGGAATAAAGGAAAGCAATAATGAAAAAGTTTTTTATACCAGCAATTTTTGCTGCTCTTATTTTTTCATCCACAAATGCGAATGCCGCATCAGATCCCAACTATCCATCAGGAATAACTAGCGTTTCTCCAACATCTGGATATGAATCTGGTGGAAATACTGTAACTGTAAATGGAATTAATTTTGATTCTGATACGTTTGTTCGTGTTGGAAGCACGACTGTTCCTACCACTTTTATTAGTACAACTGAACTTAGTATACTGATGCCTGCAAGATCTGCTGGTTTTGTTTCTATAGGTGTGTTTGATGGCTCCGTTGGGGCGATCCTACCTAACGCCTATGAATATATTCCTGATCCAGTTCCTGTATCAGCACCTACACCTACCCCAACTCCTACACCTACCCCAACTCCTACACCTACCCCAACGCCCACACCTACCCCAACTCCTACACCTACCCCAACGCCTGCATCACAACCAGTTGTTTCTCAACCTAGTTTTACATCAGTGATTGTGGAAAGCGTGCCAACTCCTGCCCCTAGTTCAGAGGCAATCTTTGAGGAAGCAGTTGAGGAAGTTGTAAAAGAAGACCAGTCTATTGTTCGCCTATCTGATAATGCATACATCCTTTATGATCAAGATGGTGTAGAAAATCTTGTTGTCGATACATATTTCGATGTGCCTCAGAAGTTTGTTCTTCGTGAACGGGTAAATGGAAAATGGATCTATCTGGATAGATCTTATTACTTTAATGGTAAAGTTGTTTTTCTTGACACAAATCTTAAATTAGGATCAACATATAAGGTTGTTGTAGAAATACAGGATAAGAAAACTATAGTAGCCTGGTTCACCATTCTAACAAAGAAATATACGGTAGAATAAATGCTATTTGATGAAATTAAGATAGATACGATCACCCACAACGATCAACTCTATATAAATGTAGAACAACTATATAACCATATTCTTGGATCTGCTGAAATTTTTTCTAACGAGACTGTACGCTTGGCAAACGCATTTGGTATTTCAAGAGATGAAAAGTATTTTACTATGGGCTTAGTGGAGGGTATGTGGAGCGTGGCTCTCATGCTTGGATATGGCAACAAACAATATCAGTTTGACTCAGTAAATACCGTGGAAGATCTACTGAAGAGGTTTTGGAATGAGAATAGAACAGACAATTGAGGAAAAGGCTGCTCATTTTGCTTCCATTGGAATGATGGATAGAGCAAACTATTATGCTACTATTGTTCTAATTAATGAAATTAAAGAATTAAGGAAAACAATTAATGAGCGATTGCAAGCATGAATTTGAAATTTGGCGCGGTAGAACAGTGTGCATGAACTGCGGTCAAGAAGAAAAGTACTGGAAGTCAGTAAACTAATGTCATATTGTAGATTTATAGAGGCAGATGCATATATTTATGATGATGTATATTATGGCCTATATTGTTGTGCCTGCTCACTTAGTAAAGTAGAAATGGTATATAACGAATTATTTAAGGCAGATATGCCTTCATGGGAGGGCTTTGTTGCTGGCTATGACTATGATAAAATGCTTGGTCATATTGCAGAGCATCGTGCAAAAGGAGATTATATTCCAGAAGATGTAGATGAAAGGCTCATCTTTGAGCGTGATTGCGAACACAATTTTATAGACATGGAATTTGGAATTCGTTGTGAATACTGCTGGAGGGCAAATGATGTATGATCCTATTCCTCAAGATGAATGTCCAGTTTGTTTAGATCCCATAGATTATTGTCAGGGGCACGGAGAGATTGGTGATCCAGAGGGATTTCGTATGCTAATGGATTATTATGATAATGAATATTAAATTCCGCATAAAGCGTTTATATAAACTGATTATGCGTAGTGTTTATTATCCTAAGTGGTGGTATCAACGTGTTACCCGTGGTTTTAGCGATAGGGACATGTGGAATGCAGATAACTATCTTGCAGGGGTATTTGCAGGAGTACTGCAATGGTATGTTAATAAGGGTATTGGCGTATCTATGGCATATGCATCAGAAGATGATCCAAATGGAGAAAATTTAGATGACATGGTTGCTCGTAGAGATGCTGATTATTTATTTTATGCCTCTATATTTGAAGAATATAAAGATAACGGTCCTGCTTACAATGAAGAATGGCAAAAATTATTTGGCGGGGTACTTGACGAAGATATCAAGGCTGCGCTACAATGGCTATCCGAACATTTCACAGAACTATGGGACTAATGGACAAATGTTATTTAGTACGTCGTGGAGAAATGTATGACGTATATATTGATAGTAAGAAATTAGGATCTGGTCAATGGGGGTATGTCAGTACGGCATACGTCGTATACAAGCAAGAAGGTTATGATGTGGAAATTGTTGATGAATAAGTTTCGTAATAGGTTTGCAGACGTTCAGGTACAATATCTTATGGATAATTTTGATGATGCCGTTCGTAATCAAACAGAAGATTATTGGCGTAAAACTATTGCAGAGCAGATTTATGATGCTTGCCCAACAGCAAATAAGAGTGGGTATCCATGTGAAGAGTGTTACGAATTTTATGAGTTCGTCTTATATAAGAAAAGTACCGCCCATGATTGTTAAATGTTGGAACTGTGGCACAGATTTTGAGCATGTAAGTTCGGCGCGAGATAGTAATAAAATATCCGCAACACACATCGCTGAAGTGTTGCGAAGCAACATCTTTGATGCAAATCGCGGTACAGTATTGATAAATGTCGATGATCTTATTGATGAGATAGCAGAAGTGATAGTGAATAATGTCTGATTTATGGTGGGCTAGTTGGGTATTGGCTGTCTTTGGCATTGCTACCATATTTTTCGCAGGTAAAAACAAGTGGTGGGCTTGGAGTATAGGCATCTTTACAGAAACATTATGGATTGCTTATTCACTAGCAACTGAGCAATATGGCTTTATTGTAGCGTCATTTGCCTATATTGCGGTATATTTTAAGAACACAAGGGCATGGAGAAATAAGGTATAATATCATTATGGCTAGTCATCAATTATATACGGTAGGTACATCTGCTACTCGCATTACCCCCGCAGCAACACATTCTGGACTAGATGTAACAATACAAAATGTTAATGATAATGGATATATCTATGTTGGTGCGACAAGCAATTTGAGTGCATCTAATTATGGATATAGAATTATGCCTAATCATGCTATTTCTTTTGAACTACCTGGCAATGATGCATTATTTATTTGTGCTTCCGAAGCAGATTTGAATGCAGCAGTTATTATTACTGGTCTTGAGATTGGAGACTAATGGCTAGGTTTACTCAGTTTGGAATGTCGTCAACTTATGGCAGCACATCTGCTGGAACATGGGTAATTGAGGGCGGTACACTATCAGAAGATCCAGAGGACCAGCCAGAGTTTAGTGGAGACCCACTATTTAGTGGATCATGGGTTAGATGGGGAAACATGGTTCACTTTAATATAGACGTAGACTTTGATAATATTACAGACTTTGGTGCTGGTCAATATTATCTTAAACTTCCCTTTAATTGTGCAAATAATATGCTGTTTTCTGATGGATGCTTACATGACCCGAATAAAGGAAATCAGTACGCTATAATGGGTCATACTGTTGCTGGGTCAGATATTCTAGAACTTCTTAGCATAACTTCTAATGGACAGCACAATCCTTTTGAATATGGTGTTCCCGTTAACTTAGACAATGCTGGAAATTTCCACATTGCTGGCACATATATCTGTGAGTGATAATGCAACATGACCCCTTCTGTAAAGCCTACTATCCTGATTTGACAGAACCAGAACGCTGCATGTGGTGTATGGTTATTCGCAGGGTACGAGAAGATGAACGATCAAAAATAAGCGGTACACAGTGAAGTATATCTCCATCCCCCTAGTAGACTATATAGATATAGATGATGAACAATGTGATGTACATATACATACTAAGGATAAGAGGATATTGGTATTCAAAGATGTAAGATCCAATGCTGATATCACTGAAGAAGGATTGTATTTAGTGTATCTTTGGTTTGGACAAAACATGAATGTATTTATTTCCAGAGATGATTTCTCACATATAGAATATAGATATAGCCCCCGCCACAAAATCACCAAGAAAGATTTTGATGATTTGTACTCATATTTAGATGAGGATGTAGACTATGAATACCCCGCAGAAGCCCTCACAGAGCCTTCTGAACACCTATTTGATGACCTAATTTAGTAATTTAATTGTTACTGTTATATATGATGTGGGACAAAATGGTTTGAAATGGAGGAATATGGGTAATAGAATATATATAATAGGGCCGCCTCTCCATAAAAAATTATTTTAACAAACATCCCCCTACCCCCTCCCCCCATTACATGCTTCAAACACGCCAAAAATGTGTTAAAAAAACACAAAAATTGGCTAATTTTTATTTGATTTCGTAATCTTTTTTTAGCAAAACATTTAAAAAATCTGGAAAAAATCCCAAAACAAAATTGGGGGTTTTTTATTTGATTTCGTAATGTCTATATGCTATATATGTCTATAGGGCCAAGGCAGGTTGGACTTATATCTACCGCCGCTTGTAATGAATGTCTAATTCTTTTCTCTTGATCCTTCCAATTTTGGGAAGTATGCAAAGAACCCAATGCAATAGGACCACCTGTACCTATAGCACTATACTCAAACTCTGCAATGTGCCAATCTTCTGATGATATTTCAAACAATCTTCCATTGACTCCTACGAGCCAATCAGTAGAATTATCTTCTAAATGAGATGCATTACCATATGTTTCAATAGCATCCTTAATAACGGATACAAAAGTGGTTCGTAATGTTTTTTCTATGTCCTTAGTTGTCTCTGGTAATTTTATAAAATGAGGCAATTCCCCAATACCCTGGCTGCCTGCATAACCAATTAGATAATCACCATTCCTCCGCACCTTCGGGCGGGTAAGTGGAAGAATACTAGATCCATCTGATGATCCTCTATCTCCCCCTATATATACACTACCATTATGAGATATTCCAACTATACAGGTCACGGGCCTATTATACTCCTAAATGAAAAAATTGGCAAATATTTTTTTGATTTCGTAATGTCAAAAATTGGCGATTTTTTTTCTGCTTTCGTAATGTCTTTTCGTAAAGCGTTCGTAAAGTCCTTTATGTCCTTTTTGTCGTTATTTCCGGCCCGCCCCTGCCTAAGGTGCTAGACAGGAGGCGACAACCAGGATGAGTCCAATCAAAAAGAATCCAGATAGAAAGGTGGTTAACATATCGTCACCCTTCATCAGATCTCAACATTCATTACATCAATCTTTGGTGCATTGGGTGATGCTTCCCAGCATTGTCCAAGATGCTCATATGATGCGTCAGGGTCAATAGAGATAATCGCACAGAATGTTGTCCATGCTTCCTCAATAAACTTCTCTGACTCCATGCCCTTCTCAGTTGCAGGGATAATAGCAAGACCCTGTGAAATCATGTGGGACAGTGGCAACGCAATGTCAGCCCATGCAAAGAACTCTGACCAATTCTCGTCTGCCTCTGCATCTGCGCGGTAATACAACCACAGATCACCTAGGATATTGCACTTGTTAGAAAAGGGTGTCTTGGACATACTGTTGATCCTCCTTGATACGATTACGTTCCCATTCTACATGATTGGCGAAGTCTTGGATACGGTCTAGCACTACCTCAGGATATGCGTTTACTACTGTGTAGAACGCAAGATACATAAGGTCATGATCCCTCACCCTACCATCGCTGAAAATGTCAAGCAACTTTAGAGCGTGCTTCTCAAAGCGGCTGCGGTCACCTGTGTTCATCATGCCTCCAATCATACACTAGGGGTCTGACAATAGCAAGGGGGAGAGGTCGGTGTTGACCCCTCCCCCAAGACTATTGGAATTAGCGAGAGGTAACCTTCTGGCCCTTACGCAGTGCAGAGAGGGAAATAGTATCCACGAATCGTCCCTGCTCACGGATCACAACACGATCCGACTTGCCATACCGCGTGTCCCACTGCTCAAGGTAAGCGTAGGTCTTGCGGGGCTTGCTGTTCTTGCTTGCCATTTATTTCTCCTTAGTGTAGGTAATTACTTACTGGGATATTATACTAGTACCTTGGCGAACTTGTCAAGGAATTGCTGGAAAGTCATTGTGAATTTAGGATTGTAGAAGTCTACTCCAATACCCCAGTCGTGGGGGTACAGGGTGACAGTCTTAGCAGACCAGTCCACGATGGGAATAGAATGCTCGTTGTCTCCAACACGGGTAGAGATACCCCAACTGTATTCCTGGCTCCATTCCTCGCCAATCATTGTTGAGATAGCAATTCTTGTTGCATATGATTCATCATTCCAACGAGGGTTCGCTGCAATGATAGCATCTGCTAGGCGAGCCATCATCTGATGCCCTGCCCAATGTCCGTACAGATAGATAATGTCACCATCTGCCTGACGGAATCCGAAGTTTGCACGATCACCCATTACTCTGCCTCCCAAACATCGACATTTTCCTGTACCTCGCCACCTGTGGTGGTAGCGTTGTCCCAATTATACTTACCTGACCAGAAATTGTCAAGTGCTGCTTCCTTAGATTCTGCCTCTACCTCCATGCGATACCAATCTTCGTTGGTCCATTCGATAACATACTTAGGCATTCCACTCCCCTCCTGGAATAACGCCAACGTCTGGCAGACCAATAAGTTCGATTAGATAATCAGGATTGGTGATAACAAACTCGACATACACCTCACCATCTTCATTAGTTATGGTAACTAGATGCTTAGGCATTAGAAAATCACCGCCAAGAATAAGATAGCCAATATAATTAGTGATAGTGTGCCAACCATTCCGAAACCTACCTCGGCCTTGTTGGTCATACGCATACTAGGATCACGGGTCATGCGTCCTGTATGCCTGTGCATGTCATATGCCTTGCCCCACATTACAACCTCCCATGAATGTCGCGGAATCCTAGATCATACACGAAACGCTCTGTGCTATTCCATGCAGACTCGCCATAGAACAACTGTGACTTCTTGACACCGTTGATGGTGTAGGTCACACGATAGAAGTCGGGGAAGGGATATCCATTCTCTACCTTGACTGCAATGGAACGATCACACCAATCAACAGCAGAGTTCTCATAGAGATTATCCCAACGAGATACCTGCCCAACCTTGGGCCGCTTGCTAGGGCGGTATGTCCAATAGTCTGTCGTCATGATACTGCGCCTCCCAATGCTAGGTTATACTCATACCAATCTTGTGTGTAGAGCACGAAGTCTACACCATCAGACCGCAAGGTGTCAAGGTATGCATCAAGGTCTTTTTGCTCAATGCACCTAATGAAATTATCTTGAGAATCATATACATCCCAATAGAACGGCTGTGCTCCCCAATCTATTTCATATAGTTTGATCACGGTTGCTCCAACCCTAGAATCCACCAATTGAGATCAGCGTTGTCGTGTGCCCATAATTCTCCATCCTCAAACTCATCGAATGGGCCATAGAAATCTATACTGTCAAACATCTCACCAACGGCAACGATGTATTTCACAGTTCATTTCCATTCTCATCTTGGAAGATAAGGCCAGACAGACCACCAAAGTCCTCGTCTACCCATTCCTCAATGTATTCTAGAACATCATCAACAGACCTAGGCTCCCAATCTCCATGGCTTAGGTTCATGTCCTGAATAATCGACGGTACATGATAAGTAACAGTCTTGATAACGTTGATTCTCTCAGGCAGACTCATTGTAGTACCTCCACTTATCCTCGGAATAGTCAAAGTCAAATAGTTCTAGTTGATCATCCATCGGCATTCTCCAATTGTGGCACGGGAATAACATCAACCATAGATTGTAGCGTGCGAAGCAACTGCATGTCAAGTTCCTCCTCCGCACCCTCTGGAACCTTCCATCCATAGAAGTGACGCTCATACTGCTCAGTATCCCAAAGGTTACCGTCAGCAAAGTAGGCGAAGGTATCAGATTCGACAAACCACTTCATAGAAGTGTCATCATATCCAATAACGAAATGGTACTGCTTGCTCATGCTGCTTCCTCCCAATAGAGTGCGTCCCATAGACGCAGTTCTTCCATCATTGAGTATCCTGTAATTGTGGCACCGTTAGGCAATGTCCACTCTTGATCTAATGCCTCCTGGTTGTCGATGAAGTATTCGTCAATGTCTGGATCATACCATGCCCCCGCCTCTGCACGCAACTTGTCAAAGAATGATTGACAGGATAGTTGGATATCGGCGGGTATGGGTGGATAGAAATTGCAGGTTAGGTGATAAGTAATATCCACTATGCTACCTCAATACTTCCATAGTCCCAAACAGATTCCATGAGTAACTGTTCTGCATTTGATACTGCATCACCCTCGCTGTCTGCCTCAACAAACATGGTGATGTTGCTAACATGGACTTCATAGGTGCTCACATTTCCTCCACTTGGATACCCGCAGTTTCATAGGACTGAACCTCAACATCTGACGAATAGGTATTGGTGATCTCAACCTCAAGATCGCCATGCAGATCGTCAATGTCATATCCTACTGGAACAGTTACCTCTACGTCAATATCAGCGGTAACGCGAACGGTAACAGTACGGATAAGATTACGACCAAAGAATGATGCAAGTTCCTCTGCATAGTCATTCTCAATATCACCATCCTCAACAAACTGCATAAGGCGTTCGATCATAGAGTCAATGCGTGCTTCCATGCTTGTAACACGACTACGCTCCATGTTGATAGTACCGCGAAGGCTCTCAATAGTGGTATCCTTTTCATCACGCTCTTCGTGCAATTGCTCAATCTCCTCCATCAACGACTGAATCATCGCGGGGGATGAAGTATTGACATATGTATCCATGACATACCTTTCATCTAGTAGGTAGTCTGATCCTATAACGGATAGAGGTAAATGTCAAGCAAAAAATGGGGAATCCTGGCGAATTTCTTAATGGTTCGTAAATGTTTATTTATATATAAATGTCTTATTTGATATGATTTCCGGCCCGTTTTGGCGCACCTGATGGGATTCGAACCCACGACCTCCACCGTGACAGGGTGGCGAGCACTCCGCTGCTCTACAGGTGCATGTGGGCAGTTTATTGTCATGCCCAGGACTAGCGATTACGCGAACGCAACCTCTTTGACAACATGCAACATGCTGTTCTTTGCGGAAGTGGTCGAAGGATCGAAACCACTAGCAGCAGCAAGGACAGACTCTGCATTACCACCGCGAGGATTGCGATACCAATCAAGGCGTTCGGTCAGTGCGTTGTATGCACCCCACGCAGTACCCTTGATGTTCACGCAGGTCTCACCGTTGTAGATGGTGTTGAGAGTGTCGATCTTGTTCTCCCACTTTGTCATTGCACCCTTGACGTTCTCCTCAGGCTTAGGGTAGATCGTCGTGATGATATCAAAGAACTTCTGATCGTTGATCTCCTTTGCGATCATCTCAGCAGCGATTTTGTCAAATGCATCAAGGTACTGATTGGCAAGGCCCAACGCCTCACGCGCAGCCTGCACCTTACCCTGCAAAGTCTGGGTATGGCGAATACGGAAGGACTGCTTTGCACCCTTGCCCTTGTAGCCAACTGCCATGTTGAGTGTGTTCTGGCAGACAACACGCACAGGGGTAACGCTAGCCTGAATAGCAAGCGAGCCATCGTGCGAGGTATGCACAAGAAGGTAGTTGTTCACCTTGTCACCACGACCATTGGGATCAAGTTCGGTAGTGCGATCAAGTGCAAGCGAACCGAACACAACGGTTCCGTTCTTGATAGAGCCAGCAGTCTCCCAACGCCCACCGTCAAGAAGTGCGTCACCGAAGGTAAACAGTTCCTCATTCTGGAGAACCTTGTAACGCTCGCCCACGACACCCAGAACGTCAGTCTGACCATCGAATGGATTGGTGCGAACAGTCGCAAAGTAATCACGATGCGAACGGCCTGGAAGGTCTACAGTCTCTAGGCGAACATTCCAACCAGACAGGTGCGCGAGGTCTAACATCTCCTGCGTGCTAACTGCCTCGTCGATGACGGTTCCAAGGCCATGCCAAGCGGGTTGCCGCAAGGATGCGAAGGAAGCCATGTCGCCGTACTGCTCCAACATATGTGCCATTTTGTTTCTCCTAACTAGTTGTTGATGTGATAACTATACATCCTAGGTCTGACATTTGTCAATAGCAAAATAGGAAAACTTCGGGGTGATCATAATCACATCGTAAACACTTGACAAAATGGGGGGGGTGGGGGCCGGAATTTTTGGCAAAGAGAAGCCCCTAGGGGAGCGTTGCGGTGGGTGGGGTACGCTCAACCCTAGGGGGGTAGAAGGGAGGTGGCAAATATCTACGGATACCCCACCTCCAGAATGTGGAAGCAGTTTCTTGTCATGCTCAGGACTTATGCTATTTGATAGCGCACCCTGTCAAGGAATCGAACCTAGCAAGACAAGTTTTGGAGGCTCGTCTGCACCCAGTGCCCAAGGCTTGAGTGAAGAAGTTATCTAGGCTTATTCTTCTTCTTTAGACTTGCAGCGTTAGCAATGACTTCTGCTAATACTTCTACGATGCATGACACACTAGACTGCAAGTTAGGAAGCGAGACGTTGCATTTCTCAGAACGCTATTTATCATAGTTGGATCTGTGCATCATGCGGGTCGCATATCCTAAGTCATTGGGGGTAGTTCTCACAACTACCTGCCTCCTGCCACCTTTCGGTGAGTCCTATTCGGCCCCAAGTTTACACTAGGTTCGTGTTGGAACAGGCATCCCATGAAAGCCCAACCACGCATTACCGATGACTTGACCTAGAAACCCCTATTTAGTTAGATTGTGATTATATCACAGTTACTTGATGGTTGTCCAGCGAGTACCCTCGCTAGTCATCAAGCGCAACCGCACGGAACCCGAAGGATTCTCCACGATTTCCTCAATCGTTCCCGTGACCCCACTCTTGAGAGTCGTGAACTGTGAGCCAACAGTCAGTGTTGCCATTTTGCTTCCTTTCGTTTGTTGTTGTAGGTATATTGTAGTGTGGTGGTGGGGTACTTGTCAAGGACTTTCCCCCACCGTTATCAAATTGTTACCAAGATGCCTGGTAGACGAATGAGTAGTGGTAGTCATCCTCATGGACAAGAGAGAATATATTGTCAATGATTTGGATGGTACGACGCAGGTCGTCCATGTAGTATTCATCCATCTCAGAGGAGCCAAAGAAAAATCCTTGGGTAGGCAATAGACCATAGTCATCTGCAATATCCTCTAATTCGACACCCACAGGAGCCTTGAGAACATTGTTGCAAGCCAACCGAAGTTGTTCCAGATTCTCACGGGATACATAGATGGGCTGACATTCATCTACCCCGTTTGCAAGGGTATTGACAAACCAACCATGAATGGCATTGGCCTTGCGCCAATATCCAACAGGGAATGTCAAAGTGATTCCGCTAAAGTCAGAAAACTTATCGAAACCCTTAGGCGCATACTCTGACAGAGCAGAATATTCGCGGGTAAGTGGGGGAGGCCATTCATCTGCCTGCCTATCAAATGCAGCATAGTCAAACTTACTAACATGCTTACGCATTTCTAGATACATATCAAGTCCCACGATGGACCCACCTTTCTTGTTGTTAGACTAAACCTATCAGACTTCAGCGAGATTGTCAATGACTACAGGCACTTTGATTGTGTCCTCTACTGTGAGATAGCGCACATCGCCTTCCTCGTCAATCAAACGAAAGCGGTATCCCTCATCATTTGGCTCAATGCCCACTACACGGTACACAGAACCATTAACAAAGATTTGATCTTGTTCCTCTAGGGCGTATGCTTCAATGCGTTCAGTTGTCATGCTTGCTCTCCTTTTTCCATTCCCGCTTTTCGCGGGTACGAATGATCTTAGCAGACTCACGGGGGTAGCAGCAAGTGCAACCCTTGTGCCCATTGCGAGCGATGTTCCTATTTGATCTGATCATGGCTTGACCTTATCACATACCTCTGACATTGTACAGGGTATTTTGGTAAATTTTTGGTAACGGTCGTAAACGTTCGTAAGATGTTTATGTCCGATTTGTACATATTTCCGGCCCCCTACCACCAGCGGTATGCTAGATAGATAGCAGCGACGATAAGTAGCAATCCAATTAGACCGCGACCTATAATCATTCTTCATCACAATACTTGCAATGATGATTTTTGTCAAATAGCATTCCCATGAGATGATCAGTAAATTCTAATCTTTGTTC